CAATAGCACACAAATTTTCGACTTTATGATTAAAATTATGAAATCCAGAATACAACCATTGAGCAGCAGCTATATCTTTGCCAAGCTTGATCTTAGGTGGCTTATAAAAGTCAACAATAACTTTCTGATATGAAGGGAACTTATATTTATTTGCAAAACCAGGTTTATTACGTAGAAATGCTGGTATTTTTGGATACCAATGATTATATTCAGATTCAAAGAACTTATACCCTTTAGGATTATGAGCTGTTAATACCACACATCCCTGTATCCTCTCAACCATATATTTTGCCCTTTCTGTTTCATTTTTGTTGAATCTATATGCTTTTTCATTTTTTAAAGAACCATAACGCATCATTAAGGTTGACATATTATGCGTTATAGCATATTTTGGTTGAGGTATTTCTGCATCAATGAAATCTTGTTTATAATTATCAGATGGGTGTATAAGTTTACTCAAAAATTCCTGGTCATACAAAGAACCGACCTTTTCAACCTTAAGCTTCATTTTGTGGACATTCCAAAAATAATCCACTAGCATCTGGGGTGTAAGTTTTTCTTCTGGATGATCAGTTGAAAAAACATTATCATCACCGAAATTCATAAGATCATTATCTTTTAAAAAATCTTCAACCTCAGTGTTTGTTAAAGTAGTTACAGCCTCTATGATTATAGCTGCTAAAGCTATAGAATTGAACTCTGAAGTCAAAGCCCACCCCGTTGTACCACCACGTTGTTTCATTTTGACATATAAACTATCCAAAACGTCCTTAGCCATCGTGTTTACGAAATATCCCTTTTGAACGGTTCTAAAAATCTCAGCTAAATGTTTTTCTATAGCATTATAGTCCGGATGTTCCTCAAATCCATTCACTATGATTTTTTCAACTATTTTGACTATACTAGGGGGAATATTAGCATCAAAAGCTGTCACATCGAGGGACATATGCCTTAACCTATTTTCAACCGCTGAAAAAATAATATTGAATGCAGCGCCTGTCAGAGGCATACCAGGTTTCATGGGTCTTTGCCACCATCGTTGACGTTTAGCCAAATCAAAAGTAAAAAACATGGTATACATGTAAGAAACAGAATTTTGAGCTATTATTGTCCTTAATTTGGAAGGATCTTTAAGTAACTTTTCCTTCTCAACTACCTGAGATTTTGGAAAAACATGATGTAATTGGT